TTAGAGTAATCTACACCCATCATGTCCTCTTCCGTGTCCCCATCCGCGACAGCCTCTGGGGCAACCTGCTGCAGCTCCTGTGCAACCATTCCGAACTGCTGGTGCTCGCCGGATTCCTTCCAGTCAAATGATCTAACCTGAATTTGATCAATCAAGTTAGAAGCAGAAGGGGCGTCTACGATATTTTCTTTTAACCGACGGTCTGAGGTTGTTGAGTAATTAACGCTGCCGCCGAGGACTTGAATAAATCCTTTCTCGGAACTGTTATATCTAAAGGTTTGAATCTTGCCGGTAGTGCTTGTGCGGTTTAACTGGACATTGTTGTTGTTTCTGGTGCAATTAAATAGCGCGTTAGACATCGTCACCTGCCCGGTGAAGGTGCTGCCGGTAGTCCTTACCACCGTGCTATCTACATTGATGCTGTTTGCGTCTACCGAAATGCCACCGCCCGCTCCAACGTGAAGGGTTACAGATCCTGACGTGCCGCCTCCATATAAACCGTCACCGGCAGTGACCGCAGTGATGTCACCGGTACCACTTCCACTTCCTGTGGCGCCTGTGGCTACTGCAGTAACACGCCCATAAGCATCGACCGTGATAGTGTCGATTTTAGTACCGTTATTGGTACTTCCGTAAGTTCCCGCGCCAACACCGCCTGTCGCCATGTTTAGTGTCACAGAGCCACTTGTACCGCCGCCTGTTAAGTTTGTTCCCGCGGTTACTGCAGTGATGTCTCCCACATTAGATGTGTAACCTGCCGCTGCGTGGTCACCCCAGCCATAAGCGGTGTTCCAGTTAGACACGTTAGCGTCGGAAGCGCCAGTTATAGTTCCTCCGATAAAGTTACCAGAGCCATTGATGCCTTTAGTCGAGCCATCGACAAAAAATCCGCCATCTGCGCGTATATATCGCGGCGTGTATATGTTTTTAGCCGTTACCTGATTGATGCGTAGCCAACTTGTATCTTGGCAGCCAATTTCTCCCATGCGGGTTGTGCCATTGTAAAACTGGATGTGATCAGAGACATTATTATCAGCTTTAAAAATTCTTATCTCATTGTCAGAGCCAGAGCCATTTCCTACATCAAGGCGAGCATTAACCGTGAGGTTCCCGCTCATAGTATCTGCAGTGTCCGAGCGCAGGAATTGCGAAGAATCAATGCCGTCTAGCGTACCGGCCGACCCGGTAATATTGATTCCCCATGTGCCACTAGCGTCTCCGCCCGTGCGAGTAGGCACATTTAGAGAAGACCGCATGCCGGTGGCATTGTTTTTGCGGATATATTCATCGGTAGAACTAAAGAAAACAGATTCAGAATTGCGCGTAGTTACGCCATGAGTCATGTTGAGATATGCAGCTCTAAGATAACCAGAGCCATGAATCTCGACGGCAGCGTCCTTAATCAGAGCACTGTTCCAACCAACCACATCGCTCCATGCAGAAGGCGCGTCAGTAGGTGTAGCTACGTTTAGTGTCACGCTGCCGCTTGTGCCGCCTCCACTTAAGCTAGTGCCTGCTGTTACTGCAGTGATGTCGCCTGCGTTACTTGTGAATCCTGAATCATTATTAAATACGCTAAGGCCGATCTCGTTAGCAGCCTTCCTGCGATCAGCGCCGGCATCTAAAACGATGAACTCGTCCGTGCCGACCATTGTCGCTGTCATGTCAGTTAGCTCTGACAGATCAACGTTAAGTGTCACACTACCGGAAGCGCCGCCGCCAGAAAGGCCAGTCCCTGCAGTTACTCCTGTAATGTCGCCGGTGTTGCTGGTGTAGCCTTGACCGACAACAAAGTCGTAAACTTGATCACCAGTCGGTATAGTAGCCGCCCCATTTGCAACAGCCCCAGTGTTAACGTTCAGAGTGACAGAGCCAGAGGCACCGCCACCTGTTAAACCTGTACCTGCTGTGACGTTTGTAATATCTCCAACATTAGACGTGTAGCCTGCGGCTGCGTGGTCACCCCAACCGTATGCGGTGTTCCATTGCCCAATTAAGGTGTTGGTTAGGCTGGCGCCGTTTACCGTTAGGTTGCCTCTAAACTCCCAGTTATTGTTGGCGTAAGAATTTCGCGCAGTCCAAATTCTTGTGCCATTATCTTGACGATAAAGCGTTATGTAATCGTTTCCTGCACCTGATGAGGCTGGGGTGCCATCACCGAGATACTCGATACCACCACCATAAGAAGTGTCTTGTCCGACATATACACGACCAGTCCCTTGATTGCCGCCATACAGCCTGATCTCTGATTCACCGTTATCGTTAGAAACAACGTCTACAGTAGTGTTAGTTCCAGAGTCAAAAGTAACGTCACCAGTAAAGGTGTCGCCGGTAGTCCTTGCCACTGTGCCATCTACAGCTAGTGTGGCGGTGCCTGAGGTAGCGCCCCCACTCAAACCGTCACCAGCCGTTACACCGGTAATATCACCTGTGTTTGTTGTGTAGCCTTGAGCAATAACAAAGTCGTAAACTTGATCGCCCGTAGGAATCGTTGCTGCTCCATCGGATACTGCGCCTGTGTTTACATTAAGGGTTACGCTGCCAGAGGCGCCGCCACCAGTTAAGCCTGTACCAGCAGTGACGCCTGTAATATCACCTGTGTTTGTGGTGTAACCGAAAGACTCTATTCGATCGTTAATTGCCGCTGCCGTCATCAGAGCCGTGTCTGAATCAGAGAACGACTCCGAACTTGTCTGTAACGAGCCTGCAGCTAACTCAGACACTGTTAAATCACTGACGTTTAGCGTGACTGAGCCGCTTGTGCCGCCGCCGGTTAAGCCTGTGCCGGCGGTAACGCCTGTAATATCGCCTGTGCTTCCTGCAGATTCTGAGAACACTCCTATCAGCTTATAGCTGTATTGAGAAATTACTACTTTATCGCCGCTCGCAGGTTCCGCACCAGAGTTAAAAGTGATCGTTTGGTTGGTGAGGTTTACAGTGTAAGTCGCCGCGCCAGTTGGATCGCTGGAGGTCGATGAGGCAAAAGGCTCCTTCGTTCCGTTAATGTAAACAGCGAGTAAATCTTGATCAGAGGGACTATCAAAGCTATATGTGTACGTTTGATTCCCCGTGCCTGTAAATTGCTCCGTGTCCTTTGTGAAAATTAAGAATGCCGTACTACCAGGCGTTAAAGAAACGGTTTCAGGAATTTCGAAAGCCGGCTGATTTCTAAAACTAATATTTTCCGTGCTATCGCTACTGTTTTTAACTACCAGAAATCTACCGTCAGGAGTGATACCGTCATTGTTAAGAAAAACCCTAGCACCTGATGTTGTTGTTACAAACTCGGTGTACGTTTCTTCAGTTCTACTAAGGTAGGTTGTAAGCCCTACATCCTTAGTGTTCGGATGTCCGATACTAAGCTTTGGAGCAACAACGACGCCTGTTCTAGCGTCTATTGCTTGCGGAATCGTTTCGTTCGAGGAGTCGTAAAGAGTGAATTTTTTATGCTCTTCATGAATTCCAGGAGTGCCGTTTATAACATTGTTTTCTAAAGCAGGGAAAACGCCACTAGTGCCAACTGTAACTAACGGAATTGGACCCGTGAGATTAGACAAGTCTGTCGCGTCCGTAGTGTAAACCGTGTTTGAAACCCGGCCTATCGAGTTGTATCCCGACTGCGGTTTTTCAATATGCAAAAATCCAGTAGTCGGCCTGAAAACGTGATTATTATGTATTTCAACAGTAGCGACTTCATATAAATCTACGGCAACGCCTTGTATGTTTGTTTTTAGTGCAACCCCGCCCGACGCAGTAGTCCCTCCCAGCATAAAGCAGCTGAGCATTGAAAGCTGAGGCATTGAGCTTAAGCGACTTTTTACATATGAAACACCGGGAAACTGAGGGTTTTCAAAGTACACATTATCGAGAACTAACGGCTGCAGCGTGCCTCTTTGAGCGTGGAAGCAATAAGATTCACAATTTTGCAGGCCAGTATCGCGCACGGCATAATTAAGAACCTTCCCGCCGGTCCAGCGAATACCATCTTCGAAATTATCAATTGCTGAATGACTTATCGTGTACATACCAGCAAAGTTGCCAAACTCACCTGCGGTACCTTCTACAAATTGACCGCTAAGACCTACTCCTGTGTCATTCTTTTTAATTATTAGTACGTCGCCAACTGTGGGATTACTAATAAGCGTAACCTGCTTAGTTGTAGACATAACAACGGTGTAGTCTTTTGAGGCGCCTTCTTCAAGTAAGATTCCGTTTTTGTAAACCGCGATGCCAGTCGAGTCGTCTGGGTTGTCAAAAGTGTAGCCATATGTCAGCGTACTCGCATTCGTGACCGTAGTTGCTTCTTCAATCTTCTTGGTTCTTTTAATTCTTATAGCGTCACCAGCCACAGCCGCAGTTGTTAAACTAACCGTTTTTGTACTTAAATTTACTGTGTAATCGTTGGTTAACTCCAGCAATTGACCGCTTTTAGAAACAACAAGCTCTTCTTGCGTTGATGGGCTATCAAACGTGTAAGTGAAGTTTGTTTTATCGGCTGTGTTAGCCGTAACTTTTTTCTCAAATTTAACCGACTCACCAAAAACGTAAGTCTGGTGCATGTTAAAGAACCAGCAGTTACGAGCGATAATTCCATTACCAAAGCGATTTAGCTGCTTAATTGTGCAATGATCTATCGTCAAGCCGGGACAGCTTTCCGCTTTTATGACCGAGGTTCCGTTATCAGCAATCACTGTCATGTTGCGGATAACAAAGTTGCGAGCGTCTGGTTTGTCACCAAGCTGCGCGTTAGGGTCTACGATTAAACCTTCTCCGCTAGATGTTGACTCTAAAACAGAGCCGTATATTCGAGTAGTGCTTGTGCCGTCATAAGCCTTAGTATCGCCAAGCGCCATGCGGCCTGTGCCTACTAACTGGAATCTGCCATCTCTTATTCCGTCGGCTGGGTCTCTAAACTCTTCGTTAGGATCAGAAGCGTCATGGTAAAAACGCAGAGTCGTAAACTTGTAATGACCATCTGGGAAAAAGATGGTTTGGATTTTATGGTTTGACGCATGGTCGATTGCGTCCTGTATGTCGTCGGTATCGTCAGTGGAGCCGTCACCTGTAGCGCCAAAGTCCTTGACGTTTAGGTATGTGCCTGCAGGCAGGCTTTCAAACGCCGCATTTCCTGAGCCGTCAGTAGTAAGCACCTGGCCATCGGTGCCGTCTGTGGCTGTATAGCTAACAGCGCCTACGTCTAGGCCGGCAAATGTGGGGCTATCAGTAGTAGCTACGCCCTGGTTTAGAGCTTTTACACTTGCTTCGCTGGTAAGCTCTGAGTCCATTACAGCGCCGGCCGCGGTAACGTTAGCAGTATCTGTTACGTCTGCACTAGCTTCGATCCCGTCTAGCTTTGTGTGGTCTGCGTCCGTAAAGACATTTGAGTCAGTTGCAGATTCAACAAGGGTTCTAATTTCTGATGCTGTTTGGTCGGCAGTAGCTCCGGCTTCGATACCGTCAAGTTTTGTGCCATCTGCAGCAACGTCCCGACCATCTACCGTGCCTGCCAGCGTAATGTTGCCGATATTCTCAAGGTTTCTACTACTATCAATAACAGACGTAGCGCCGATTCGGTATTGACCCGCATCGACATAGCTTGATGTCGTGACCTTGCCGATATTTGAAACAGTGAACTGCTGCGAGCTGCCTACATTTAAGTCGTCAGATTGGGCTGTGCCACTAACGGTGATATCACCAGTCGTGTTGATATTGCCTGTGCCAGTGATGTTGTTGCTGTTCAGGTCTAAATCGCCGCCTAGCTGTGGTGTTGTGTCGTCTACGACATCTCCACCAGAAGCTGTACTAGCAATCACACCACCTGCAGAGATTGTGATATTTGATCCGGCGGTTAGCGATGCGACCACGTTGTCTGTATCAGTCACATCGGCGTTAGCCTCTATGCCGTCGAGTTTAGTATGGTCTGCATCCGTAAATACATTGGAGTCGGTAGCCGCTTCTACAGCAGCTCTTATCTCTGCGTCCGTTTGATCGGCAGTCGCACCCGCCTCTATGCCATCTAACTTATTCTTCAGAACGGTAGTGAAGTTTTCGTCAGACTGCGTTGTTACGACGAAATCTACGGTGCCGTCGTCGTCTTGATACGTGACAGAAATCCCAGTCTCTGTGTTGCCGCTAAACATAGCTCCAACAATGTCTTGGACCTGCTCTGTTGTAAGCTGTGTGTTCGTATCAGTAGCGCTGATTGTACCGTCTGACGCAATCGTCACATTTGTGCCGGCCGTCAATGATGCAACTACGTTTGTCGTATCAGTAACGTCTGCGTTCGCTTCGATAGCGTCAAGCTTGTTCTTAAGTGTGGTTGTAAAGTTTTCGTCAGTCTGCGAAGCAACAACAAAGTCAATCGTACCGTCTGCGTCTTGGTAGGTAACAGTTATCCCAGTCTCTGTGTTGCCCGACACCATAGCGCCGACAATATCCTGTACCTGCTCGCTCGTGAGTACATTGTCTGTATCTGTAGCGCTGATAGTTCCATCTGCGGCAATAGTAATGTTCGTGCCGGCGGTTAAAGACGCCACTACGTTATCGGTGTCAGTGACGTCAGCATTAGCCTCAATACCATCGAGCTTTGAGTGATCTGCGTCGGTGAAGACGTTAGAGTCTGTCGCGGACTCTACGAGCGCCCTAATCTCTGCAGCAGTCTGATCTGCGGTTGCACCAGCCTCAATAGCATCAAGCTTGTTCTTAAGTGCTGTGGTGAAGTTCTCATCAGTCTGAGTATCGACAACGAAGTCGATTGTGCCATCCGCATCCTGGTAGGTAACGGTGATGCCTGTCTCAGTGTTGCCGGAGAGCATTGCACCAACGATGTCTTGCACTTGCTCGTTTGTAAGCTGCGTATCAGTATCAGTTGCACTAATTGTGCCGTCAGCAGCGATTGTGATGTTTGTGCCGGCAGTCAAGGACGCAACAACGTTAGTTGTGTCCGTTACATCTGCACTCGCTTCAATGCCGTCTAATTTAGTGCCATCTGTGGCTACGTCTCGGCCGTCTACAGTGCCGGTAACGCTGATATTCCCATCTACGCTTACATCACCAGTAAAGTCCGCGCCAGAAAGCTCAGCCTTATCGGTATTCAAATTGGTGAAGTTATCGTCAAGTTCGCTATGTGTAAGCGCCGATCCTTTACCTGTGCGTGTTGTGATATTGGCCATTTTTTTACCTTAATCCAATCGAATCTTTAAATTGCCAGCTTCTATTTTAAAAATATCGGTTGTTTGTATGTCATGCGATTGCTCTGTGGAAAAATCGCTAGGGTCTGTTAGTGTCGCCCACGCCAGCAAGTTGCCGCCTGTAAGCGCATCATAAACGCCTGCGTGCGTCACACGGCCAAATGGACCTAATGCGGCAGGAAACTCTATATCTGCGTCGTTTGTAGCCTCTGTAGGCGCAGTGCCTGCCACAGACATTGCCACAGACTGCCTTGCGTAATTAAACGCAGATACCTCAGTACCACTACCTGCATCACCTGGCGTTCCCTTAAACAGCGCAACATACAAAGCCGTAGGAGCCGTGTAATCAGTGCCACCGAATACGTGGTTTAACACCTTGTCTTCTAAGTAGTCAGTGAAGCTCATCTAACGTCTAGTCTCTTAGGTCCGCCTAAACCGCGCACCTTCAAAGTCAACCCAGAGCCGCTCATACGAGACTTCTCAGACGCCTCATTAAGCTTTTGCACCGCAGCACTATAAAGCTGCGCCCATGTCGCTGCTCGGCCGTCTTCCTGCAAGTATGGGCTGCTGTGGATGAGTGCTGCATACAGGTAAATGTCAGGAGCATCTATTAGAAGCCAGTTAGAAGGCACACTATCACCAAGGGATTCGACCTTTTGGTAATACAACAGCTCAATGACGTAATCAGCGTCTGGTGTCGGATACAGCTCTAGCGATGAGTCTGCGTGGCTGTAAAAGCGTGGACGGCCAGAGGTGTCGTTGTTAGCTGATCGCTTGTCTGCAATAGCATCACGAGACGCAAGCTGCACTGGGTACGTACCGTCGCCTGTTACGTGGACTTGAATAGTCTCTAGCCAGTCAGTAGGTAACAGGGAATACTCGCTGTTTAGCGTACCAGTAGCGCGCTGCTCCATCTTCCAGTGCCGTATGTCACGGTTAATCTGAGCCTCTGCAAGCGCGATAAACGTAGGAATTACCGAGGTTAAATCATCCCGGTTCAAAAAGTCCGCTATGCTACTTTTTAGCTCAGTGTAGTTGGTCAGTGCCATTATTTACTCTTCCGCTTCTTTGCAGTCTTAGCCGCCTTTTTAAACGCTTTAGCTGTAGGCGCGCCTTTCTCGCCAGCTTTGCGCATTTTCTCGCCAGAGCCTGCTTTAATTCTCTTACGCTTCGCATGAATGTTCGCATAGAGTCCTCGCTTACTTGGCATAGCCTTTTCCTCGCTTCTTGGCTCGGCACTTACCCGTCGCCTTACACAGTGATGGAGTGGGGCAGCCTGCACATGGCTTGAATTTACTTGCCACGCTTCTTCCCCTTACGCTTTTTACCGTATCCGCACGCCATATTATTTCTCGCTCACTGGTTGGGTTGTCATGTAGCGCAGCACCACAATGCCGACGGCAATGCCACAGCCAATTACAGCCTGCACAGCTGGGTTGGTCGGTAAATAGGCAACATACCCCTGAAGCACAGAAAGGCACGCCAGAGCGGCCGCATAACGCACTGTGCGCGATTTGAATGCTTGCTTGATCTGTCCCATTACTTTCTCCTCGACTTCGAACCTGAGCACTTCCAGCGCTTTCTAGACAGGTTGTTTGGGGTGTTAGGATCGTTCTGCTTACTCTTAGGTAATCGTTTCTTGATGCCCAATGAGCGTGCGCAATACGAATCTCCCTTACTAGTCCCTGGCTTTACCTTGGCGCCCTTCTGGCCGTATGAGACCTTCCTGCCAGACGCCGTGGTCTTTACTCGTGCCTTTCCTTTGCGTGGTGTAGCCATATTATACCTCAGCGGCCCATTGCAGACAGCAAGCCATCAAGCCAGTACTGGTCTGGTATTTCAAAGACAGGGCTGTTCTTGTCTGTGCCGGTGATCACTGCGTTTTTAGCCTCATCTAATGAGAACGGTCGTGGAGGGTTTTTGATCGGGTCTTTAGGGTTTGTCATGCGCTGCATATTCTTGCTTACTGCGCGTGGATACATAACCTCCATCGGTACCGTTTGCTCTAGGTTCCCAAAAAACTGACCGGGCATAGCAGTGTCATATGACTTGTGCCCCTCAAAGGCAAAAATATCTCTGTCTAAATCTGGCGTGAATAGCGAGAAGCCTGACTGGTATCTCTCATCACCGATTAGCTCTGGCTTTAACACTGCTTCGATTGCCTCGTTATAAACGGGGAATCCACGATCTCGGTAATCTGACTTAGCCATTATGGTCGAGAATGCAGTACGGCGCTTACCGATGTTTGGGAAGTCACCGCGACCCATTACCCAATCCATTGCTTCTGGCGCGTCCAATCCCGGCCAATCTTTGTACTGCGATCTCAGCTCGTCGTCGAACTTCTTCTTGTCTGCCTTTGCGATCTTTAATGACGGCATCTGCTGCATCATGATCTCAGCAGGCCCAGTCGCAAAATTAGACGAGTCATCCAGCATCTTTGCGTATGCAACCAATGGCTGTCGGCCGGTTAGGTTGGCGATATCTCGATACTTTTTAAACTGCGGCTTTGCAGCGCCCAAGTTAGAAGCCCAAGCAATACCTTCTGGCCCAGTGCCAAACTTCTGCGCAAAGTCTACACCGCCCTCAATCGCCACCTGATCAGCAAGCGGAACACCGCCCACCATGTCTATTAGACCAATAGCTGAAGGATCACCCATGACCGGCATCAGCACGTAATTTCCTTGCGAAATCTGCTCAGGAGTCACAATGCTTGGCTCAAATTCATCTAGCTGACGCGCTGTAACCGCATCGTTTTGTGCCGCAAGATTTTCTCTAAAAGCAAAGCCTTTGCTCTGTTTAAGGTTCTTTTCGTACTTGGTGATTGCGGATTTGACTGCGCTAGGATTTGTTGCGCTTTCAGGGGTCAAATATCCCAACTCTATTAATCTCTCAGGATCGCCCTGTCGAGCACGCATAGCACCCAATGGAAGCGCGCCCTTAAAAGCTGCGGCCGCAATGTCACCGCCTACTGGTATCGCCCCCAATAGACCTAAACCGCCGAGCAGCGCTGCCTCACCGTAATTACCTTGCTCAAACGCATCACGAGCCTCAGCAAAACCCTTCACATCGCCTACAATCGGCGTGAAGTCAGCCAAGTTAGACAGACTCGAAGCCATTTGGCGAGCAGTGTAGTCAGACTCAGTAGCGCCGATGTCCTTCAAGAAATTAGCCACACTATCTGTAGCTTTTTCAATCAGGCCGGGATCACGTGGCTCTAGCTGTGGAAGGCTTGCTAAGAACTCTGGAGTCTTGGCCTCTGCCTCCTCTGGCGCCATCAATGCTGTTAAACCTAGTGCGCCTGCTGCTGTACCACCAAGAATGTTAGAGCCTTTGTATTCAGGGTCGAATGCGGCGAACAGGGAGCGGACATTACTTGGGTCAAACGTGTTTTGCTCGCGGACATTATAGGATCGCATCCCATCGCTACCGCGACCCTGTATCTCCAAGCCGGTAATGCCTTCTCGCTCTAACCGCGCGGCAAGCTCACTTGCACCTTCTGTTGTCGGCTCAGATAACGTGGCAATCGGAATATCTGGATTTTGCTTTAGCGCCTCGAATCGCTCCATCCTATCGCCACGCAATAGTAAGGGCATAACATTGGCGCCCTCACTGACCAAAAGCTCCTCATCAAGTAGGCCGCGATCTTCATAGACACCACTACGAGGTATTCGATGTCCCGGCGTGGAGTAACTGCCAGCGACAACAGGTGAAGGAGACGTGTAAACGCCCGGCCCCATTTTTCCACGGGCGCTTGGTTGGAACTCTGTAATGTCGGCCCTTGTACCATGATAAGCAACATTTGATGGATCAAAGCCCATAGCCTCAGCACGCTGCATACGAGAGGCTGTGTCCATAGGAAGGTCACCAGAAGCAATACGCTCGGCTACCTGCTCGGGGTAACCGGTAGCGATTAACTCATCAAGAATACCGCGTAGGCGTGTGCCGATTGCCATAAAGCCTCCAGTGTGAAGCCCCAATTATATCAGACAATCCCTTTTAGGTTGCGTCGTATAGGCGCTCCCCAGTCTGAGAGCTCTTTCCTGCCAATCGCGAGGTATCTAAAGGCGTCAGCGCAGTGTGATGTCCAGTCGTGCAACGGTCGCTCATTCCAAACCTGCATGGTCTCGTTATACTGCCGGCGATACTGCCTTAAACAGTCGATGCCCTTCTCGCACTTGTCCTTATCAAACCAGCACAGATCTAGCAGAGACCTAACGGCCTGGATGCCATCGTCCACATTAAGCTGTGGAGCAATCGATACAGGCGTTACCCGTAGGTTATCTAGCACCTCAAGTCTTGATCGGCCGCTGCCTAACTCTCGTACCCGAACGTCATGAGGCAAGATGTGCTGCTCGTAGATGTAGCCTTTCTCTTGCAGTATGCGTGCGTAGTGATCGAGGCCAACACCGGCGTTCTCGTAGTAATCAATCAGCCTAACCTCTGGACCGACAAACTGCGCAAACCAGATAGCCGTGCTATCACCTACTCCCAAGTCCCAAGCCGTCACTACACCCACTGAGCGCTCATATGGGACACGATCGATGCGACCCTCATGCAATGCATTAGCCATCTCGTTTGTGTAGTAGGCGCCCTCTGAGAATATCCTGAAGTCGCCTTCCCATATGTGGTCGTAAACATCAGGGCGTTTCTTTAGATCATCCTGCCGCTCTTGCTCTAACACGTCAGGGAACCACGGGTTGTCCCGCCAGTTCATCTCGACGACCTTGCACTGCTCTGGCATGTTGACCCGGAATCGGTGATGCGTAGCGGAGTGCTTGTTCTCAGGGTTCCACGTAACCCATATCTCAGAGTCGTCCTCTCGCACTGTAGGGATAAGCTTCTGCCATGCCGTCTCGGTAACAGTCTCTGCCTCGTCTACCCAGCATAGCAGGATGCGCGCCTTTGACTTGATGCTATCCAGGTTACGTCTCAGGCCAGCGAACACGTAGGTGATGCGACCATCCCGAGAACGTATGTATCGCTCGCCAATTTCGTAGTAGTCCATTAGACAGGGAACAGAGCGTATGGCTGACTTGACCTCTTCCATAGAGGACTCGTCCAGAGAGTTAAGGTGTTCACGTGCGCAAAGTATCTGACCCTGTTTGCCAGCTACACCCCAGCGCATTCCCCATACCGCAGTCATCAGTGCAAAGGATCGTGTCTTAGCAGAGCCTCGGCCACCGTATGAGCAACGGTATCTAGCCTCCCCAGTAAATAGGTCAGCTAGTTTGGGAGGTAGTTCAATCGAGACCTTTTGCGACAAGTTCAATTACCGTAGGTGGAGTCATGGAACCATCGCTAGAAGAGAGATCAGCATCAACTTGCTTCAGGTCAGGTAGCGTCTTAGCGAGCATCTTAAGCCGTAGTTCAGCTTGTGTCTTCTTCTGCTGTACCTTAGCTTGGAAGTGCTCGTCTGTTTTAGGGTCAAGCTCTCCGATTTCGTCAATCAAATCAAAGATATACTCTGCTTTACCCCTAACGCTTAATGCGCGTCTGTTTTCTTCGTCCTTAACAGCGCGTATTTTGTGCCGTCTTGTAGTTGCCACCGGTTAATCCTCATCTGGGTGCGGTATAGATTCAGCCCAGTACAGCCCCATGCTGCGTCCTGCGCGTACTTCTCCGTCCATAATGTCATTAGCGGTGAGAGGCCACGACTCGACAGTGCTATCATCGAATGCGACCAATACGGTTTTCTCTTCTTGCGGCATGTTACCAGCTTCGATTACGTGCCACTCAATGTTAACCACCTGCAGCATAGCCCCCGCCTCACTGCCAATGACAGTGCTATTTTACTCTAATCGTCTGTTTTCTCAACATATTGTGGATAAGGGCTATAGATAGACTCACCATATAGTTCAAACTGGCGTAAGTACCTGCGCATAGTGTCATAGTGAACACCGAAAGCTTCGGATAAAGACCACACGTCAACACCCTTCTCGTAGAGCGAGCGCGCTTCTTTCATTTCTTGTTTTGATATTTTCATTCGATCTCCCTAGGTGAAGCAGCAATTGTATCCGCCGGGGTGCTGCCAACCGGCCGGCATTTGGCGCTATAGGACAACAGAGGAAAGCCTTAGCGCCATTCGGATTATTTAATGCTTTTGTGACGACTCTTCGTCGAAGCTTTCTAAAAGCTCTCGCAAATAGTCCATGTCAGCACCTGCCTGTCTTAAGCACTCTACGGCGCCGGTAAATACAAACAGCCATGCAAACTTCTCGTCTGAGCCTGGCTCTCGCTCTATGAACATTTCGACACTCGCGATCAGGTCGTCCCTGAAGTCGTTAATTGCCTTAACGAAATGCGCATTGCGCACCTCTGGCGTTTCGAACTTACCGTCTACTACTTCTCCCATGATCTTGCCTCCTCTGGCAGTTGATCAACCCACGCTTTCAACTTTTTGTTGTTGCGTAGTTTTTTGAGGGCGCGCTCTTCTAACTGTCTCACCCTCACCCTACTAATGCCTAACTCATCCGCAACTTGTTGCTGCGTCATCTCAGCCAGCGCTTTATTGTTCATCACACTTAATCTGCAAGTTAT